GTATAATGCAACAAACTGCAATAAAATAATTCAATAAATTGCAATAAAAAAAGAGAAGAAATTAATCTTCTCTCTCTTGCTCTATATACTTTTTAACCTCTGCGTAGACTTCTTTGTCATCATCAGTTAAATCTGTTCTCATTTCTATATAATAAGCTATTTTGCTTTCTAGCTCTTGCACCTGCTTTAATTCGTCTATAGTTAAGAAGTTTCTTATATTGTCTTTTTCTTTAAGTCCTCTTTGCTCCTTAGCCTTTTTAACTGTCATACCTAAAACCTTTTTATAAACTAGCTTAGAGTAATTGCTATAAGCGAACCTCTTGAAATTACCTTCTTCTTTCACTTTATCTTTGATAGTGTCCGTTAATTCTTTTCTAACTGACTTTCCTATATATCTAGTTTCTAACCTAGCTTTAAGCTCTTGCTCCATAAAATTAAAAGCTTTAATATATTTGAGTTTCCACTCTAAAGCAGTTTTATTGTTAAACCCCATAGCTAAAAGAGAGAATCCATCTCGATTCATTAAATATTCTTTTCTTGATTCGCCTTTTTTATCCTTGTACTCAGACAAAACAAACCACTTTAACGAACGCACTTCTACGTTGGTTGAAATTATGTTTTCAATAGCACGTATTACATCTGAATGCCTTTTCTTGAAGCTAACAGCAATATCCCTACTACTACAAACGGGTGAAGCATTGTTAACATCATTAGTGCTTAGTCTTACTAGTTCATTCATATTATCACCTCATATTTTTATTGGGATACTTACCAACGAGGTGTGCCAGCGTTCTCCCTACCTATATTATATCACAATTACAATAAAAAAAGAAGGTCATTTGACCCTCCCTTTATTGATATTAATATAGCTTTCCCCTGTTCTTCCAAGCGTGAACCTGCCTATATTATCAATTATTTTCACATTTACCCCCTTTTAATAATAAAAGTCGTGTACTGAGTCGCTTCCCCATTTAATCTTATTCCTACTAGCCCAACTGTTAAGTCCCCTAACATTGAAATATAAAACCTTATCCGACATTATCCACTTACCTGCAAGAGCATCATCAACCGCCTTAATGCTTATATCTGTAACCTTTACCGTATTTATACGATTATCTCTAACTATGCAAAACTGATTTTTCTGGTATATTACTTTTCTTATAGTATTCGGAAATACCGAACTGTTGACCCTATTAAGTATCACATTTGCAACTCTTAGCTTATCTTCATAACTCGCACCTGTGACCTCTGCTTCTACTGCTCTATATAACAACTGCCTATCTTGATTACTAACACCGTAGGAGCTATTTAAAGCTCCTGCAAGCGTTAATAATATTATTGCAATAGTAATTATCCTTTTGATGTAATCACGCCCCTTAAAATTAATATTTCCCGCAACTTTTATGCTCTGGACAGTAACCGTATTCCTTACCCTTGCAATCAAGTTGACTAAATATATCACCTATAAGCCCTTCTTCTTTTGATAATATTTCAGTAATGGCATGACTCATTATTCTTATTTCCTCCGAAGCTCTGACACAATTTCTAAGCATTAAAAACTCATACATAGCTTGTATATTAGCCGACATTATCAAGTCAGTAGTAGACATAAGCGGTAGAAATAACTTTGCTGTGTCCTCCTGTCCGTTTTCCTGTTCTATCTTCTGCCACTTAGTATATATATCCATTATTGTGTCAAAATCATCTGACATTAAATCTAAAAGTCCATCCTCTACCCATGCAGGCATAAACATTTTAGTATCGGTAAAATCACAGTATCTAGTAGATTTAACCGTTAAATTAATGTGCGGATGCCTTGATAATTGCCTTAATGCATCTTGGCTTACATCCTTAACCTCTATACTGATATTACTGTGCCTTGTAATGCTCCTGTGTCCAGCTTTCCATACTCTATAAGCTAGTTTCGTTTCGTCTTGTGTCTTGGTCTGATATGGCATCACCGCAGCTTTCTTAATTGATTCCTCTCCAGATATTTCTATTATTTTAATTTCCATTATTTGTCCTCCTCGGCTTTAGTCATTTTCTCAAATTCTTCCCTATTGAAAAGCCTCATTCTGGCACAAGCTAACATATTGGACCCATAGCATATGTTATGCTTAACACATTTTTTGCATGTATTTTTATAAAACTTATCCTTATCTATTCGCAAATTAATCCTCCTTCATATTCTCTAGTATATAAGCTAGATTACACGCCACATGGTCTATATGCCTTAATCCACTTTCTGCATCTTTACTCTCGTTGTCCTTGATATACTCCATCATGTGACGCATCATTGCATTTTGCCATCTTTCTATGTCGACTTGCTTCCAGTTGTCTTTATCCTTGTACTTCTCTATCCCGTACTCTCTTACCCTTACCACCGCCTCATTTATAGCAGGTAACATAAGCATCATTTTTAATTTTCCTTCGTCATGCTTAACCTTGTATATATCAGTGCAATATTCCATATTAGCCCCCTATTTTTTCTTTTAATCTTGTAAGTGCCAGCTCTATACTTGCAAGGTCATTAAGCATTGCGTGTTCATATCTGCTGATATACTTCTCAAAGTATGCAGGTATCTGCCCGTAGTGGTATATGAAATCCTTCTTGTAATCTTCCTCCATACCGCTTACATGCTTCATTTCTTCCACCATAAAGCTTAAAAACTTATTGAAATCCTTAGCCGACTTATCTTTATTCGCAACCAATGAATATAAATCCATTACCTAGCCCCCTTATTTACGTTAATATACTTTTCTTTCCTACACTCCATTAAGCCTTTATATTCTTCCGAGCATAGCAATCTTCTGGCAGCTTCCTTAAAATATCTGCTTCTAGGTAACAGACCTTTGCCTATTAGCTCTAGAAAAGTCCTAGCTCCATTTTCAGTTTTAAAGTGGCTATGGTGCTTATAATCTTCCTCAGTATTGATAACTATATAATTATGCTGAGTTCTTGCAAGTGTGAACTTTCCTATATTGTCTATTACTCGCATAGAACCCTCCTGTTATTCTCAGGTATGTTAGTAGCTTCTTCAATGGTCCAGCCTTTTCTGATTCTTTCTCTGTAAGTGTACCAGCTGACATTGTAACCCATAGATTCATATTTACTTTGTTTCGACATTCTGCCACGCCTTTGTTTGGGTAGAGTAGCCGCCTTTTCCATTCCCCAACCAAGTTGCAACCTAACTCTAAAAAGTTGTTTGTCTATACCATTTTTCTCAGCTATATCCTGCCATTTCTTGCGTTCTGGGTCCATTTTTCTCACAGGAGCAGTTGCTGCTCTTTCCTCGCTCCAGCCCTTGTGGACTCTAGTATTAAAAGTAGAAGCAGGTATTCCATTCCTTACCCCTTCTGCTCTTTTCCTGTCCCTGTACTCCTTGAAAGATTTATCTGTCCCAGCCTTAGAGCTTAGAGTAATAGCAGTCTGTATACTCCAACCCATGTCATAGAACCTTTCATCTGCCAACTCCCTAGATATGCCGTTCTTTTCTGCCTGTTTATAATGCCTCTCTTCTAAAAACATAAAGCCCTCCCTCTGCCATATGGTTATATTGCGTTTAAGCATATCCACCTTTCCAAGACCTGTCTGCTTCGATATACTCCATCTTGGGTGTAATGCTACATTCTGGATTATCACATTTCCAATACATGAAATTATCATAATATCCCGTATACTCAATAAGTTTCATTTTGGAACCGCAAGAGCATGTTGGTCTAAGTGACATTGGAGCTTTTCTTTTATTCATATTAAACCCTCGCTTTCTCAACCTTTCAATGGTTATATTGCGTTATATTTTTTCTTTTCCTGTAGACTTATAACAAGACGGGCATTTATCTTCTTCGATAAGATCCACTAGATATTTCAAAATATTTTTAAAATCTTGCTTTGTTGTTGCGTTATTGGTTTCTGCGTTCGCTTCCCATCTTGCTATATATTTTAGAGCATTTCCCATATTAAAATTAAGTTTCCAATCTTCTATAACATCTATAACCTCATATTTTCCATGATTATAATGTTTCGGGTGTATTACATTTTCCATTTATTTACCTCCCATTAATTTGATTTTCCTGCACATAGCAACTACCTGTATAGCTTCCTGTGATAGCCTTAAAGCTGTGTTGCCTAAGCTTTCAGCCCATATATCAATGTTATCATCTTGCTTTACGCAAGCCCATATTTCTTCTAGTTGCTTATTTATTATCCTTAATTCGTCCTCGCATTCCTCAACTTCTTCTTTAAGCACTGCATAGGCTTCATGTTCATTTTTAAAGCTACCGTATACTGCTAATGCCTTGCTAAGCTCTAAACTTGCTAAATCGCTTAGCTTCAATCTTAAACTTTCTCTGTGTTCCTGCATTCTTTTTCCCCTTTTCTATTATGATTGTTTTACCTTGCTTTCTTATGTTAACTGTGTCCCCTTCTTAGATTCCTAACTCCTTGCAAAAGGAATCTGGAAGGGAAACGGTCAAATACTTGTCTATCTCGTTTACCCTTCTTTGATATTTCACTTTTAAACCTCCTTCGTTTTCTGGTTATATTGCGTTATTAGTGTTTTATTTTAATGCCATTTTCATTCAATACTTCTAATAGATATTCAAGCTGCTTTGCTCCTAAACCTCGCATATTTTTTAACTCTCTAATAGTTTTCTCTGATAATTCCCCTACTGTAGTTATGTTGTGTCGGCTCAATATATTAAAAGTAGCAGTAGGTAATTCTAATGTTCTTATATGGTCCGCTAATATGCCGTTGTCAGCCTCTCCAAGTTCTTTTACCAAAGCAGGTATATCATATTTATAAATTCTTTGTTGTTGCATAAAGTAAGCCGCAGCCGATACATTAGCAAATGGCCCATCTTTATCAAGTGCTTTTTTAATAAGCCCTTCGTGTATTTCAACCACATCATCACAATAACTTAATATATCTGATATCTTTATATAACCTTTCATCTTTTAACCCTCCTTGAAATAAAATCAAAAACATAATTCAATCTTAGCTTGTATGCAATTTGCAAAATAGAATACTTTAGCATTCGCCTTGCCTTGTAACGCTGAAACTCTAAAGTATCTTTGCCAAAGTAGTAAGGTAGAACAAACAATTTATATTCTTTTGCAAAATCTTTATACATTTCCTCGTCTGTTTCAATCTCTCTTAATTCCTTCATACTTTGCCCCTTTCTTAACTATTATCTTGTTATCGTCTTTGCTAATATATACTGTATCTCCCTCTACAATCCCTAGCTCCCGACAATAAGAGTCGGGTAGGGATATAGTAAGATATTTATCTATTACGTTTACTCGTCTTTGGTGCATAACTTCCTCCTTTCCTTATTCTCTGCCAGATGTTTCCTTTTTATTTTTATACAATTTGCATTTTGGTGTAGACATTGGCACACCAGAAAACATTTTTCTATTCTTTAGACATTTTCCTTTTTTCTTAGTTTCGTATTTTTCAAAATAAATACATGAGCCGCATTTGTGTGCATAATTAGTCATAACTTCCTCCTTTCGCTATATGGTTATATTGCGTTACTCTTCTTCTTCATATTCATCCATTTCGCTTTCCACATAATGTTGCCCCATGTAAATACATACTCCAAAAGTTTCAAAATCCTTTTCTGTAAGAACATGTTCTCTATATCCTTTGCCATCTTGAGCATCCCAATATCCTAAAGAATAAATTTTAAAAGGTCTTGGCATTGGCATCCAAGCAACTACAGGGTTTTCCGCAAGCTCTTCTTTTTTCATTCCTTCAAGTCTGAAAAATTTTTCGTTAGCTCCGCCCCACCACATTTCAAGAACGCACCCATTTTTTAATGTTGCTATGACTACTTGATGATTATAAAGAATTCCATCTTTGCAATATTTCTCTGGCAATTTCTCAGTTACTGGTATCCAATTCATCTCCATTACTCTCCCTCTACCTTCTCAACTAGTGAACTACCCACCACTTACGCTTCACTTAGAAGTGGGGGGGCTTCTTGGCAAACTTATTAAAATGGCACATCATCATCTTCTAACTCTCTGAACCCTAAATCTGTTTCATCTTTTGTTTTCTGCTCTTTGTTAGCAAATTCAACCTCAAATATAGTAACATTAGTGTAATATTTACCGTCTTTACCTTTGTCTTGGAATATTTGACCGCTTAATATGTTAATTGTATCATTTTGACTTACCCCCATGTTGTGGGCTTTACCTACAAGTATCGCATTCCATGTACAGTTTGTATAATTGCCCTCTTTATCCTTCTTAGAATCTCCTAACCTTATCTTGCTAAAATTGCCCTTGTCCTCAATCTCCCACACCTTGTGGAATTTGCTATCTTTTATTTGCATTTGTTCTTCCTCCTTATTTTTTGTACCTTTCAATAAATTCTAAAATAGCTTTGTTTACTATGTCCTGTGCTTTGTATTCTCTGTATTCCTCAGTAAAATCATTTAAAGCTTCTCTAACATTTTCGTATAATCGGTAACTTCTAGACTGGGTATCTCCAATAAAATCTCTACAATCAATTTTAAGTCGCTTCGAATCTGAATCAACTTTTGCGGAAAGCTTTGCTGTGCCTTCTTCCAGCTCCTGCAATAGCTTCTTATACCAATAATTTTTAGTATACTGATACCTTTTATCTTTGTTTGCCTTGTTCCACTTACTCAAATATTCTTTACGCTCTTCGTATGTTTGCATTATTCTTCAACCTCCATCACTCTTATTATTATTTGTTCGCCCTCATCGTGAAATCTTTGAATCAAGCCCTGGACGTACTTCCTGCTGTCCTCGTGTATCAAATACCCTTTCATTCCGTCAACTATGAGCTTTGACAAATAACCATGATTATCTATGTCTAACCTACTATCGTAACTTATATCGATTATCACAGGCACATCAAATATTCTCTTAGGCAGTTGCTCTACCAAACATTGATGTACTAAGTTGTGCCATTTATCTGCTTTCTTTTTTCTAATTGCCCAGTGTCCTCCTGCGTAAAGCTTATTAAGCCCTTCATTTCCAGTTACCTTATACGGGATTCTAAATTCTGCTATCTGCTCCACCTCCTACATATTGCCCATAACTGAGGCCTTTTCTTCTTGCCTCGGCTTCAACTTCCCAAAGTTTTTTAGGTTCGCTTTTCTTTTTGACCTCCCTTTCAAGTTTCGGGTTCAAAACCCTGTGATATCTTGATTGCACTGTAAACTTACCTATGTTCATTATCTCAGCTATATCAGCCCAGCTATGTCCAGATTGTTTAAGAGATAGCAATATATTGTCTTTTTCCTCATTCCATTGACATATTATGTTGCCTCGCTTTTCAATTTTCCCCTCTGCTTTTAATTTCGCAGAAAATTTCTGGATAGTCCACTGACTTAAACCTATTTTCCTACTTATCATTTCCAAAGACAGACCCTCATTGTATAGCCTTATAAAATCCTGCTCTTGTCGCTCAGTAATTTCAGTAGGCTTTTTCCCTCTAATCAAAATCTACACCTCCAGCTCCAACTTAATCTGATTTTTCAAAACCTCATCTTCTGATAAATCAAAACCTTTAATTACTTCGTTATCTGCGGGGACATATCCTTTCTTTTCTATTTCGATTCTAATTAACTCTAAGTTAATCATGAATCTTTTGAGTTTAAGACCCGCCTCTGCAAAACTTAACTCGCTCGCTTTTCTAGTTCCTTCCTTCACCTCTTCCAGCCACCCTTTCGCCCTCCTATAGTTAGAAAGTTCTTCGTTGTACTGCCTTTTTAATTCTAGCACGTCTTAAAGCCTCCTTTTCCACCCTGCAAGCCACGATTAAGCTTAACAGGGATATTCCTATAGCAAAAGATAAAACAACCTTTAAAACGTAAAATGCGTTGTCAAAACTGTATAGCTCCATTATATCACCGCCTTAATCTGATAATACCCGCCTAATCTTCTCTTGATGTAAATTACCTCCCAAGGGCAAATGATGTCTATCTTGCTATCATAACAAGTGAGCTTGTCCTCGCCTGGTAGCTTGTCAACTACCAAAATGTTATACTTTTCTGTTTCGTGGTCCATAGCTTCTGCGATGTCCTCTAGCGTGCTGTTAAAATAGTAATAATTATACTTCTTTTCCATTTACATTACCTCCCTGTTTTGTTGTTAAGTCTATTGTATATCAAAGATTATATTAAATAGTTACAAAATAGTTACAAAATTATAATAAAAAAAGCTTAAATTGTATCAAATATTAAACAATTGTAATGGTTTTGTAATAAAAGTACCTATTTTACCCTTAAAACGTCATCCCAAAAGCAAGTGTCATCCCTATAGGGTTGACAGCCACAAGCTACTTATACCAATGATTAGAGCAGGTTTTTCAGTAGTGTCATCCCTAATCTGTGAAGGGGGTGTCTAAAATAACTATTTATTTTTTCTTTTTTGAGGAAAATTTAAAAACCTCTGGGTACCCTTAAAAGTGGGATGACAGGGATGACAGGGATGACAGTAGTATAATTATATATAAAGAATATAGTAATATTAATACTTACATAGATTTATTGTTAACAAAAAAACGTCATCCCTTAACATCAACTAGGGATGACAGGGATGACACTTTTAGTTAAAATGGACATTCTTCTAAAGGAACTTCTCTGAATTTTTCTTCACATATTGATTCTAAATTTATCTTGTAACAGGTCGCCCTTGCTCCGTTAATCCTTACGCCAGAATGAACGTTCTTTCCTCCGCTGCTAGGTATCAGATAGCCTTTATCTTTCCACTTATTAATTACTGCCTCTAAAGAGAAGCCACTACTGCTCAGAGCTTCCTTGATAGAAGTATTGATTATATATATTATATTTTCATCTGATTTATCTATTTTCCCGTATACTTGCTTTATCGGCTGCATATCAGCACTCTCACCGCTAAAATATTGCCTGTTAATAGCTATCCAATCAACTAAGTAGCTGAAAGCCCTCTCACTAACATCGACGTCTGTATCATCCTTTAAATAACTAGATACATCAGATATTTTCAAAGGCTCGTCATTAAATATGTGTCTTGAAGCTATCCTATCTGCTAATAATATAAGTCCTAAACTCATAGCCTGCTTCTCTGTTGTTTTGCTATTCTTTATTAATTCGTTAAATATGCAAATATATTCTTCTTGTATAGTAGTTAGATCTATAGATTCCAGAAACTTTCTCCCAGCTAAACCATAATTCTCTTTTACAAAATTAACGACATCATTACCATTTTCTATAAGCTTATGACTACATTCTATCTCTATTACCCTGTTCTTGGTCCCGCCACCACTGTTATTAGTAGTGCAAGGCTCTTCTCCTGTAAATAGGAAATTACAGTGCCAACGTTTCAACTCTCTATTGACGTGTCCATCCATTCTGCCCCTGTCTACTCCTTCAGTGATGGCCATAATTAAGTTGTCATAGTTGGACCATCTACTTTTTATTATCTGAAGCTCATCACCTGCGAAGGGTAGATTGTGCAAGAAGCTTGCAGTAGTCATCATAGAGTTTTGAGTCATGTTCATCGTTCTGACTAGTTTCCCCATGCTAGGATTTCCCCATACGCTCATAGAAGCCATAAGAGCAACCGTTTTTCCTGCCCCTGTGCCTCCCCATAAGTGAAAAACAAAAGGTAAGGAATTAGTTAGCTCTATAAGAGGACTTGAAAAACTTGCAGCTAATTGCATCCTAAAAAGCTTATTTTTCCTTAAATTATTAAAATAATCTACCCAATTTTCCAAAGTTCCACTCGTATCTATCGCTTCAAATAAATGTTTGTTTTCCTTTTCACCGTCAAACACAAAAGTATCAGTAAAAGGAATAAATTCGCCCTTGTGCCAACCCACTCTACTAATAGAGTTTTCTGGCTCTATCTTGTATATATTACAGGCTAAAAATTCACTTAAAAATATAACCAATTCCCTTGCGTTTTCACTAGTTACCATTATGCCGCTGTTTCTTAATTTTGTTATGCTTCTACTATTAGATACCGTTTCTGCTTCTACTACTAGACTCTTAGGTCTAAATCTATCTATAAAAGTTATCTTGTTCTTTTCTTCTCCACTGTCTATGTTAATATATCTCGATTCTATAAACACAACCTGGGGGCATATCTGCTCGAATGTCAATGTAGCTTCATTGAATTTGCTTATTCCAAAATTAGGCTCCATCCTGTAACCTCTTGGAATTGTAAGGGCCGGTAAACCTAAGAAGTTAATTGTCTGTTCATCGTTGACACCTTCAGCATTCTTAATGTAATTACTTCTAGCCTCTTGAAATCTTTTCTTAAATTCCCTTGCGGCTCCTGCTATCTGTGCCTTTATTTCTAAATCTTTCAAATGCCTAAAGGCTTCCATTTCTCCATTTTTCCAAATTTCTCTGTATAAAGCATCAGATGAAAAATGTATCTTGTTTTCTGGAATCTTTAAAGACTTGTCATCTAAATCAAGTATTTTTTCTAAAAGTCCCAATTTTCTTCGCTCCTCCCTAGTAATTCAACATAACCGTCCTTCTTTGCTTCCAATTCCTTTATGTCTAGCTCTAAAGCTTTAATATCTACCATATCACTTTTTTTGAAATTATGCAGTATATTAATCTCTCTATCTAAATCTTTAATTAATCTTTTATAATTAATCTTTTTAACTGATTTATTGCTATATTCATATTGTATATTTCCTATATCGCATAGCTTTTTTATAACTTCAACAAATTCTAAATTTTCATACATCATTACAAAATCTATTACATTTATACTTTTTCCCATGCAGGACCAACATCTTATCAAATCATCTTTTATAGTCATGCTAGGGTTCCTGTCATTGTGAAAAGGACATTTGTATTTAAACCTACTTCCTTCTATACCGTAATAGTTCATTAAATCAGTAGGAGCAACCTTGCTAATAATCTCTTGTTTTAATGCTACAAAATCCATAAATACCCCCTATATGTTATCATTGCCTTTATATATTTTGTATCTGCTATACCACATAGTTGTGAAAATACCTTCGCTGTCTACTATATCATATACTACAGGACTTGTTTTTCCTTCGAACTGTCTTTCTATTCTCCCTACAGATTGTATAACCGTTGCTTTATCTTTTTTAGGAGTTGCAAGCACTAAACAATCAAGGCATGGAATGTCTAATCCTTCCTTGGCTAATCCATAACTGGCGAACAATATCCTTTCCTTTCCGTCCCTCATGGCTTGGATTATATCTTCTCTTTCTTGCTTCTGTGCTTTGGAAATCATTTTTCCATGTATCATAGCACCCTCGCCAACTAATTCCTTTAAGCTTTCTAGCTGGTCCAACCTGTCAGATAAGACTAGTACGCTTTTATCCTTAGGAATGTCTTTTATTATATCAGATATATATATATTTCTTTCCTTGTTGTGTCCTAAATAATTTAAAGCCTTAGCAAATACAATGCTTCCATCATCCTTGTAACAGTAGCTTGGTAGCTTTATATTGTAGTTTTCCTTTCTAACTGTAGCCTTGCAGGTTTTAACAACAGACTTGTCTATTTCGATTAAAATATCACCTAACACTGAAAACATAGCAATTTCAGTGCCTTTCATATTCCTGTATGGTGTAGCTGTTAACCCTATCTTATATCTAGCATTTAAGCTATTAGCAATCTTATAAAACATTCCTAATTTTGTTTGCTTCCTGTCAACCTGTGGCACTCGTCAACAATTACAAGGTCAAACATATCTTCATATTCTTCCAAATCTTTATTGGATAAAGTTTGCACTAATGCGAATGTTATATCTTCTCCTATTTCAACCTTACCAGCCACTATTTTCCCTAAATCTGCACCCCTTAAATTATCTTTTGCTCTATTATATGATTGTTTTAATAAGTCTATTGTATGAGTAAGCCATAAAGTCTTAACTCCCAACCTTGCTATTAATTCAAGTGCAGTTTGCGTTTTTCCGCTACCTGCTGGCATAACTATAATCCCATTAGAATCCTTAAATATAACTTCATCTACTACTTGTTGTTGATAATCATATAATCTTATAGTAGAATTATACTTAACAGGGAATCTTATTTCTCTCAAATCCCTTACTTCTGGATTAAAACGCTTTATTAGTTTGCCAAGCATCCCAGCAGGCACAAATAGAGCGTCTTTTTCTTGCCTAAATAGCTTTAATTCCTTTGGTGTATTCCAATTAGAAAACCCCATTTTTTCATTTTGATAATACTGCGGGTTTTCAATAGTCAGCATCCTAGCAATTTCATTTGCTTCCTGTAGGCTGTAACTGGTAATCCCTATTTCGTGCCTAACCCATAAAATCATTATTTCCCCTCCTTGTAATTTTCTTTAATCCATTTAAATACTTCTTCCTTATCAAATCTTATAGTGCCTGTAACAAGTCTGATAGAAGGCATCCCCATATCTCTGTAACGGTCAATAGTTCTAAGAGAAACCCCTATAACTTCTGCTAATTGCTTTCTACTTAACAACATGTTTTCACCTCCTTTAATAAGTATTATACGCTAAATGACGCTCAATGTCTACATATTACTTTTTTATTTACCCATAAGAAAAAGGGAGATATTTTAATCTCCCATAACCTGTGCTTATAGCCCCTCAATTATATATTTCATTCTTTCCGCTTCTTCCTTTGCGAACTTTCTCCCGTATTCTGTTAGTGATTCAACTTCTATATATCCCAACTTCAAGTTTTTCATAAAGTGGCTTACGCTTCCATAAACTGCATCACCGCAACCCTCAGCCGTTGCCACTGACTCAATATATCCGCTATCTGTTAGGTATAAATCCCAGTTCCCTCTGTTTTCTGTTAATTGTATCATCTTTTTCCTCCTTGTATTTTAAAGCGATCTTCTTTGATAACTCATTCCCTTTTTCGCATATCTTTTCAGTTGCTAATTCTACTATTCTTTCTGCCCTTTCCTCTGATATTCTTGATTCCCTCATAGCTTCTTTCAGGCAAATCATAGCCATTTGGAAAGCTATATTAAAACGTTTCTCAGCTTCTTTCATAATAACAGGTTCTAAGTCTTTCGCTATCAAATCCACTCTTTGCAACTTCCTTCTGTCTGCTCTATTCATGTTTTGTTACCTCCCTCAAATCAATATTTTTAGATTTAAGGGTAGTTTAATAATTTTTAAGGCATTTATACCTTTAAACTATAAACCACCCTACATTATGCTTATTTCTTTATAAAATACTGTATATCATATTCTTTCATGTACGATTCTAATGCTTTTATTTTATTGTCAGTAGTTTTAACTTTAATGTAATATATATCTTCTTTTTCTTCCTTTGAATCTTCAACAGGTACAAACTTTTGAACATCCTCAACAACCTTAGATATTGTTTCCGCTGCTTTTTGATTTGCCTTTTCTTCCTCTTGTCTCTTGATTCTTTCAATTGCTTCTTTTTCTCTTTCTGCTGCTCGCTTTGCAGATTCTTCTATTTTTATCTTAGCTGCTGCTACCTCTAAGTGTAAAAAGTTGTTAAAATCTAGCTCTACTGATAAGTTGTTTTTAATGTTGTGCATTTCGCATATAGTCTTTATTGTTTCAACCTTGTTTTCATAATCAGACTTTTGCTTAAAAAGCTCCACAAATTGCTGCTCTAAATCTTCCTTTATTGCTTTAATGCTTTCAGTTTTATTGAGATACTTCTCTTTAAATTCTATTTTATTGGTGTATTCTGCTTCAAGTCCTGCATCTTGCTTCATTTCTGATATTAAGGTTAATACTTCTTGTTTTTTAGCTTCTTTCCTTTTTTCTTCAAAGCCCTCATACTGCAATTTTAACGGCTTGTAAACTTCATCTACTTTAGATACTAAAGCTTTACATTTTGCTTCAAATTCTTTTATAGGTTTTTCCATTTCCTTTTTATGTTTCTTTCTAAAATCTTCCACATTCTTCGATAATTTGTTCAAATCTGCTAATGTGTCTTTTGCAAAGGCTAAATCAGCTTCCTGTATTACCCAACCTTTCATGTCACCTATAAGACCTTCAAGATACTGTTCTGCTTGCTTATAATTAAAATCAATCTGTGCTTCCACCTTATTAGTTATTACCATTTCTGTGTTATTTGTCATTTTGTTTCCTCCTAGTTTTTTTTATTTGACGACTCTACCACGATTATATTTTCTAGTGTGATCTATGCTTTTCTTGTAATTGTTGTAAAAATAATTATCTACTTGCGTTTTCACCTCCCACTTCTTTTGACGTTGCTTTTCTAGTAATTTTCTTGTAAATTCTTCCTTACTCAGCTTCATTTCTTATCTTCCAATTTCTCATAACCTGCAACCGCTTCATCATATTCTTTTTTTGTTAAATCTGCCACGCTTATTTTGTTATATTTCTTTGCTATGTGAGTCTTAACATCTGCTGTTGTGTAGCCTTTTTTGCCTGCTATAGTATAAAGCCTTTTAACCTGTGCTTCTGATAATCCTGTGCTTTCTTTCTCTGCATGCTGCTTTGCTCCATGTGTGTTAGTTGAATCTGAATCTTTAGTATCATCTATTGCAAACATTCCATTAAGTGCGTATTTTCTAGCGTAACTTGATGAAGCCCCTGTTACCTGCGAACCGTCCATTCCTTTTTTATTCTCCTCTTCTCTCGCAAATCCTTCTACTTCGTGTTTTTCGCCTGTTTCAGTGTCTATTACTGTTACAGTAGCCTTTATATAGTAACGCTCACCTATTAGCTTCAAATCATCTGTAATAGTCATTAAAAGACCTTCTTCTTTCAGCAATGGCTTAACTGCTTCAACTATATCTTCGCAACTTCTGTATTTGTACTTTCCAAAACTGTTAAACTGTCCCTTTGGAGCTTTAAGTTCCGATTGTACATTTAAAAGCTTTTTAAATAAATTCATTTGCTTACCTCCCTGCAATTTTTAAAAATAAATTACTTTAAATTTTGTAGTGCAGAATCAATTACTTTGAATTCTGAAATGTAAAACCCATAATGTCCATGGGTTTTATCTCCTTTAATATTTTCAATTACCTTTTCTGCCTTTTCTTTTTCAAGAAAAGTTCCTAAAATAACTTCGTATGCATCGTCGTACTGTCCACCGTATGCTACTGCTTGATATACTTTCATTTCACTACCTCCCTGTTTTTGTTTTACTTGCTTAAATATAGTATAAAGCTTTATCAC